GGCGAGGAGTGAGNCAATCCCGACATCGTGAAACTCCACAAGTGGGTCAGGAACTTTGGGTGAGTTGCGTTCAATGCTGGCGTAAATCTTTTTTCTCTTGGCGATCTGCTTGTCAATCCAGGTTATGTATTTGTCGTGGGTCATGCGACATTCTCCTCTCCTGAGCAACCCTTCGAGCCATCCTTGCTGAAAGGTAGGAACCAAGGACAATAGGAGCAAGCTCGTGCCGGTGTCTTGGGAATCAGATCCCAGTTCTTTGGATTGCCTTCTGGGTCTAACTGCCAGAGCAAGACTTGCGTGTCCTCAAGGCGCTGGATGGCATCGAGTGCCAACTGGCGATTGTAGGGTTCCACGATTGTGTGAAGTCCATCGAGTCTGCCACCGAGAGGATAGAACGCCAGAGCGACCTTCTCCACTGATCCAACGCCCAATTCATTTTCAATGCCTAGGCCGTAAAGATTTATCTGCACCCGTTGCTGGTGAGTCATTCCATCGCGCTTGCGAGACTTCATCGATGTTGCGCCGACACATTTGTGATCGATGACCATCTTGTTTTCGATGTCGAATAAGTCGGCAGTGCCAGAGAGTTCGCCATTGACAACAACTTTGTATTCGACAAGATACTGACTCGGATTGCCTTCAAAGGCATCGGCAAGCCATGTGTGGATTGCAGTGCCACTGATACTCGCCCAAGGGTCGGTGTTGGTGTTGGTCTTGTCCCAGTCGAGCAGTTTGTAGGCACTCTTCTTCACACACGCTTCGCCAACCTCGCTCAAGCCGATGCGCTTTTGTTGTGAGCGTGGCGCATTGGCAGAGCGATTGTGAATGACTGCCTTGATGCGATCGGCAAGAGCTGAGGCATCATCTCCAAGTGGAGTGAACATTAGTACTCATCCACAATGGTGAATCGGCGAGAGACTGAGAGGACTTCCAATTTTTCGACCATCTCCGGAGGAAGCATTTCGCGGATCTTCTTGGTGTCGATGCGATGAGACTCGACAGTAGTCCAGCGAACTGCTTCCTTGCCATTGACCAAGCCGATTTCTGCGTCGCCGAGAGCTGCTTTGACCTGCTCTGCTGCGATGTCAGCCTTCTCTGTCCATTCCTTCACCTTGGCTTTTGCTTCGATGTAGGCAGTCAAAAAGGCGCTTGCTGATGGATCGAGATCCACCATCTGCGTGTTGATTTGTGTTGACATTTCCCCTGTTTCCTTTCCTAGTAGTAAGAGTTCTTGAGCCAGAAGGCTTTCGCAGCGCAAGCGCCGTCTGAGCCATAGTGTCTGGAGATGTAGGCGATCGATGCGACCACTTGTGCGATTGGATCGGCTGAATGTTTCAAGCCGATGTTCTTGTAGGTTGAATCCAAGAGTTGTCCAATCCCCTTTGCAGAAGATGTCGGATTCTTGGCGTTCGGATTGATGTGGCTCTCCTTATTGAAGATCCAGAGCAAGCAATTGGCTTGCCGCTTGGTCATCAATTCATTGACGAATGCTTCAACCTTTTGCTGATTGTTCATGACAACTGGCACTTGAACAGTGACAACTTTGATTGTGACAACTTTGATGGGTTGTCCACCAATCAAGCCGTTGGTGATGCTGATGATCAACAAGAGCGCGGCGGTTGCTGCACTCAAGAGGATCGTTGAAACTGAACGACTCATTGAGCAAGTCCTTTCTTCTTGGCTCTTTCAAGGGTGCGATCAATTGACTGAACCTGAACTTTCAGGATTCTGGCAATCTCACGCTTGTCCAAGCCCATTGATAGGTATTCCTGAATCTCCCTGAACCTTCTGGTTCCAGCCTCCTTCTTCTTTGTTAGATGGCTTCTTTCCTCTGGAGTTGTCCCACCCCAGAATCCATGTTCTTCTTGATTATTGATAGCGAATGTTCGGCAAAAAGTTTGATGAATGCAGCTCCCGCATATCTGACGAAGGCGCTCAAGGCGCTGCTCCAATTCTACCTGAGAGGTTGGGAAGAAGACATCTGGGTCAGCATCCATGCACTTTGCCTCTGGAAAGGATGGAGTGTTGATCAAAGTCAGAAGAGTCACCTCGGATCTCCATATCCTGCATCTCGAAGCAGATCCATCATCATCTGCATTGGCATGATGCCCCACCATTGACCAACTTTGTCGGGAGTTATTCCGACCCCCACTGGCTTGACCACGAGGATTCCAAAGTCTGCTTTGGCGTTGATGCGCTCGATCTCGGTCTCCTTGAGCCATGCTGGAATGTGATATGCCTTGTGATTCTTGACTTCCATGCAAAGCGCTGGAATTCCAGTGATGTCACCTAAGTCTTCACCGAATCCACCACCACCCAGCGCTCGCCGTTCTGCATTGGGAAAGCCCTGTCCCTGCAAGAATCGAACGAGCGCTGTTTCAGTAGCAGTTCCCTTTTGCTTTGCTTTCGACATTATCCACGAGCCTGACGGATAGGCTGGGAACTGGCGTGGATTGCCTCATAGAGATCATCATTCTCGCGGTAAGCGATACGAAGATCAGACTTCAATTCTTTGATGACTTGCGTGGCTTTGTCCCATTCAACGAATCCTCCAACGAGGAATCCAATGATGAAACCAAGAATGATTGATAACAAGAAGACTTGGAGCAACATTACTTTTCCCCTTTGTTTGATTGATTGAATGCGTTGCGAAAGTTGTGCCATTCCTTGACTTCGATGAACTCATCATTGCGATTGAGGAATGATTCAAGAAGAATTGCAAAGCCAAAGATTGCAAGAACTGCAATCATGGCAAGAATCATTGGCATGGTCATCAGAACTCCTCTGTTGTGAGTACGACATAAGGATCAATGCCATCGGCGTTGTCCATCAAAATTTGAAATGTTGCATCGATGGATTCTAAATAAGCGCGGAAGATCATCGCGGTTGTCCAGTCTGGGAGCCAGTAAGCCTTGGGAAGTCTGAAGTCAATTGCTTGACCTTTGACATCCTCGAATCGCTTGCCTTGCTCAAGCCAAGACCTGCCCCAGTCGTCGCTGATTGTGTAGAGGAAAGAGAGATCCTCGCGGATGATGTCGAGTGTGATTGCCATTATGCAACCGCCTTTTGTGGAAGAAGTCGGCAAACGCGACCCCACACTGCAATCATGGCAAGAATCATTGGCATGGTCATTTATTTCACTCCCTGAATGGCAAGTGACTTCTTGAATTCGAGAGCGAGCTTGCGTGTTCTGAATAAATCTTCGCGCCCACCTGAGCCTTGAACTGCCCAGCGATGCTTTCCTTGATTGCTTTCGTACTTTGGTGTTTCTTTTGTGAGATCAATAATTTTCAACATTTGTTACTCCCTGTTCGGCGAAGAAATCCGAGTTCTTCTTGTTGGCATAATCCTAACACCGACATGTCAAATCCTGTCAATAGGCAGTTTTCTCAATAGTCGGGCGAGTCTTGCCCCACAATGGCGAAGAGACCCCCACCGCCTAAGCAGTGAGGGTCTCTTCTTCTCTGCTGGCGAGCGCCAAGCGAGGATGGCGCTACGAGCCAGCAAAGGCGCGTTGGATGCCTTCCAGAAGGCTGATCTTGGGCTTGTAGAAGGTTTCCATAAACCAAGGGTCTCCCACTCGATATTGGACTCCTACTGGCTCAGAAGGCAGATGCTGGATTTCTGGAGTGTATCCAGCAACCGCCGAGACCAGCGTTGCGAGCTGATTGAAGGAAGTCGGGATTCCTGTGCAGAGGTTGGCAACCTCAATGTCAGCCTTGCATCCTGCCTCGGAAGCCTCGACAACATCCTCAATGTGAATGAAGTCGCGCACCTGCTCGCCATCTCCCCAAATCTGGAAAGGGTTGGCTTTGCGCTTGCCACGATCAATGAAGGATGGGAATGGGTAGTCGAGAGCCTGATCCTCACCATATCCGGAGAATGGTCGGAAGATGTGAACTGTCAGACCTTGCTTGCGAGCATGAGAGGCGAGCATCTCGCCCGTCAACTTCGCCCATCCATAGGAAAGGTCAGGAGTACCGATCGCCATCAAGTCAATGTCTGATTCATGCAGAGCCAGCGACATATTGCGAGTCTGCAAGTCGATCGGGTAAGCGGCAGAGGATGAGAAGTAAGTGATGCAACCCGGCTCTGTTCTCATTGCCCAGCCAAACATCTCAGCATCGATGGCAAGATCAACTGCCAAGGCAAGTGGACTGCCTTCAATCATTTTTCGACCGCCTACAACTGCCGCCAAGTGAATGACCTTGTCAAAGTAAGTGTTGTCATTGCGAAAGAAGTCTCTGGCATCAATGCCGTTGACAATATCTACGCCAACAACTGTGTGACCTTGCGACTCAAACTTTGCTTGAAAGTGACGGCCTACAAATCCGGCATTGCCAGTGATCAGAATTTTCATTTGCATCCCCAAAATTGATAGTCATAAACAAGGCTTGGATTTTCAAATGTGAGTTTGTTGTAAATAACTGGCTCAAATCCTGCGCCAACAAGTAATTCGCGAACGCCATCAGAATCCCATCCCCAATAATGTTGAGGATTGCCATCGTTGTTTTCACCATCAGGAGTTGTGACAATCAAGAACTTTGTCTTGGCGCGAATCTTTGCCAGCGTTGCTTCAGGGTCATCAAGATGCTCAATTGTTTCCGAGCAGATGAACAAATCAACCTTTGGAATCAGATCAATAGTCTCATCGATTGCACCGTGAAATTCATAGCCATTGGCAAAATCTCCGATGTAGCGAGTCGTTGCTGGAATGGAGATGATGATTGCTCCATCTCCTGCCGATAAATCAGCAACTGAATTGACATCACCAAACCAAGTTGCAAATGCAATTGTCATCTGCACTCGAAGGCGATGGTCTTCCCATCCTGAATGTTGATGTGGTTTGGAATAAATATCAGCTAGTTGTGCCTCATTGTGAGCAGGTCGAAGTCTGACTCTCATCCTTGCAACGCCTTCAATAATTTCACATAGCCATCGCCTGTGATGTAGTCATGGAAAGCCTTGGCATCGGCTGAATAGACTTCTGGAGCGTTGACTTCTCGATATTGATCATCCCATTCGGCTTTGCCGGCAACTGGGTGCAAGTGTTCGAGGACAACTTCTGGGATATAGCGGAGAGCATTCAAGTCTTTGCCGAGTGTCATCCAGAAGTTGTCGAGATACAAGTGAATCATGTCTTGCGGAACCATGCCACCTAATTCTTTGACAATCTCACCAGACATGGCAACTGCCGTTGCAAGGTTCTCGCCTTGAAGCAAGTCATTGCCATAGACCAAGCCAATGCCTAATTCATCGAGTGCATTGATGAAGATTGTGTCCCAATTCTTTGTGCGTGGTCTGTGATCATCGCCAAGGAATGCGAAATGCCGATATTTGTCGCGATAATGATTGGCGGCAAAGTTGAGTGGCTTTGCCATTCCCTTGCCATTCTTCTCGACCATCAGAACATCACAACCGAGTTCAAGATACGCCTCGATCTGGGGTTCATCAGAATCGATGACAACAATGAGATCAGATTCTGTCTCTGTCTCATCCAATGACTTGATCAGTTCAGCGATGCTATCTGGTCGATTGCGGCTAGGAACGAGAATGACGAGATTCCTCATTTGATTTCACCAGCGATCGCCAGATATGCAGCGCCATCGATGAAGGAATCATCGAGTGGATTGTGGGCAAGGCGAGCAAGTTTCAACCCTGCCATGCACAATGCGACCTGATATGGCTCGACCTCGATGCCGAGAATCACTGACCAGATCTTTGCAATTCTCAGATGATTCTCGTAGGGATCACCATTCTGTTCATTCCGATCGCCCATTGTTAGATTGATCGCTTGTTGCAGTATTTCCTCGCGTTCCATGCAATATCTCCATCTCTTCAACTGGCTTCAGTTGTGATGGGTCGAGCTGGTAGTTCCTGACTTCTCTGCCAGCATCACCAGTCATGATTGGTGACATCCCCTCGAAGATGCCAACCTCACACCAACCCCTGAAAGCAACTTTTGGTGTTTCGGAATCAACTTCATCAACTGAGAGCCAGAAGATGAAATCTGCTTTCCGCTTGATCGAAGCATACTGGCTCACCGACACGCATCGACCCCATTTGTCCCAGTAACGCTCGCTCCAAGTCTTGACCTCGATGCGACCGATATTGGTCAAGATGTCAGCTTCTTTGTCCTTGCTCGGATCAGAGAAGGCTGCTTCTGGCTCAAAGCCGTTGTCTCGAAGCCAGATGAATGCAGCAAACTCGCCGAGATGACCGACAAGATGACTGCTCGCAGTGTTCCTGTAATGCCCAGGATTGTTGCGATAGCGATTGAAGGTCACTTCGGCGAGAAGGGAAGCGGCTTGCTTTGTTTCAGGGTTGAGAATCAACCCTTGAATCTCCATTGGAGAAGTTTTGTCTGATTACTTCTTTTCTGATTTCTTGGCAATCTCTGCATCAACTTGAATTTTTGCGATTGAAAGAATGTTGGCAGTGAATGGGTCTTTTGGATTGGCTTGACGAATAATGACTGCAAGCAATCCTGAAATGAATGAAAAGATTTTGACTGGAGTTGTTGCATCCATGCCAAATGCCACTGTTGCAATTGGCAAGGAAAGGCTGAAATAAGTCAGGAGCAGAGATTTGAGTTTCTTTGGATCAATTTTCATTTTGTTTTCCTTACTTTGTTGGAGTCAAGTTAGGCCAGGCAGGTCGCCCAACGCCAATGATTGTCTTGTCAATTGCTCGCTTGCGCCGATAGCAACCGCCACCGTTCTTTTGAGAACCTGAATCTCCTGCTGATGTGTTGCCTTCAATAGTTGTCAAGAACTTGCCATCATTTGATTCAACAATTCCAACATGGTCAGGATGACCTGCGCCATCAAAATCAAAGAACACGACATCGCCCGGCTTTGCGTGTTTGGCATCGATGGTTTGCTTCTTCTTCTTGAAATAGGCAAGGCCATTGATTGTGCTAACAAAGCCGTGAGAGTTTTCAGCTGCAACAAGTGGGGAAGCCTTGGCCTGTGAGAAGCACCAAGAGACAAAGCCAGCACACCAAGGCGAACCTTGCAGGTTTTGCCCTGTGACCTGCTTCCACCAATCCCAAACCCAGACGATATTGCCGGACTTGCCATCCTTGCCGCCACCTTCAACGGTTCCGACCTTGGATGCGGCTATCTTGAGAACTTCTTCAACTGTCATTTTGTCGCCCTTGGTTTTCTTGTTGGTTTGACTTCCCATTGCGCTTTCATCACTTCAACATCAAGGCGAATGGATTGTTGATTTTCTAGGAGTTCTTCGACTTTATTGATCAAGCCAGTTGCTCCATCATTGTAAAGAGCGTACTCGATGCGGTTGAGTTTATCCTTGAACTCTTCAGTGTGTTTTGCAATTGTATGTTTTGCAATCATTCCCATGCCAGCAAGGAATGCAACGCCTATGAAAAAATAGGAATAAACAATCGTTGCGGTATCTGCGCTCATTTTGTAATTGTCAACACGCTGACAGTGCTGGTTGCTGAGGAAACAATCCAAAGTTCGCCTTCATGACTTGAAAGAGTAATCTTGTCATTGACATCGAGTTTGTATCCAGTGCTCGAGCTGACAGTGTTATCTCCGCCAAGATAGGCGATCGATGTTTCACTGTGAATATAGATATTCTCGGCAGCGACATCAGCGCTGACAATCTTCACTGGTGAGGTTGTGACTGCATACTGAGCAGATGAAACTGCCATTGTTATCTCCTAAGATCGAAGGGTCAGGAATTATGAAGCGGGAGTTGAATCGACTGGTGCTGGTGCTTCTAATACTACGAACTCATCTTTGATTGGGTCGTAAGTCATACCTACACCAGCAAAGCGACCCCGAAAATTGCCATTGTAGGAAGTCTGTATCCACTCAGTATCGGCTCCGAAAAGAGATTGGCAAAATGCAACGCCAATTGACTCTTGTTCAATGCCATTTTCATCGTGGAGAACATCATTGTTGACAACAACTACTTGCTCAACCATTCCGCTTGAATTTACTTTTGCAAAGTGTGCCATTTCTTATCCAATCACAATGACGACATAGCCTGATCCGCCTGAGCCGCCTGTTGCACCTTGAGCACCACCGCCGCCTCCACCTGTGTTTGCAGTTCCAGAAGTACCAGAAACTGTGTTAGATGCTGCTCCTCCGCCGCCATTGCCTCCAGCGCCAGCCGAAGTATTTCCAGAACCGCCACCTCCGCCAGCGTAGAAAACTGCGCTTCCACCAATAATGGTGTTTGATAATCCTGCACCACCAGCGGTTCCAACCCCAGAACTTGCATTAGCACCGGCGGCACCAGCCCCGCCCCCGCCCCCACCAACTCCACTGCCAACCGCTGCGCCTGTTGCATTGCCGCCATTGTTTCCTAACCCAGTAATTCCTATGCCACCAACACAAGTGATATTATTACTATTAGCAACACCAGCACCGCCACCTGAACCGCCCATATAACCTTGTCCAGTAGCAACGCTTGTCCCCGCTCCTGCGCTTCCACCGCCACCGTAAGAATACAAATTGTCAATGCGACTGTGATTGCCTTGTTGGCTAGCGTGAGTAGATGCAAGACCCGATTCCCCTGTACCGCCAGCGCCAACTGTTACTGTCAAAGTTCCTGCTGGTAAAAATTGAGTTGTTGAATAAAGATAACCACCTGCGCCACCACCGCCGCCAAACGCGCCGCCATTTGCGCCACCGCCACCGCCGACAACGAGAACTTCAACATATCCAGCAGATGCAATTGTGATTGAGCCAGAGCCTGTGTATTTGATGATTGTCTTACCAGCGCGAGATGATGTGTCGATTGTAGGCGAGCCTGTTGTTGCAGTATAAGCAGCACGAGAAACGCCACCGCCAAATGCAAAGCCAGTGAGTAAAGGACTCATGCGAATTTCACCGCGCCTCCTGCAAGGACTTTGTAGGTTGATGCAGCAGTTTTGATGATGGTGAAGGAATAGACATCGATGGCTGAAGCATTGCCAGCAAGAGGAGCAACTCCTCCTGACCAAATTGGAGTCACGGCAGTTCCATCGATTGTGAATGCACTTGCATAGTAAGGAGTTGCGCCGTTGGTATTGAGGAAGACAACTGAGATGGATTGTCCGACTGTAAGCAATGTGTTCAGTGTGACTGTTGAACTTCCTCTGAAATTGAGAGTGAAGTTGGCACTGGCATTTGTTGTGTAGTACCAAAGAGTTGAAGTCTTGCAATCAATGTTGATTGTGCCAGTTGCAGCAGCTGCAACAATGTTGGCAGTTTCAATTGCACCAAGAACTGCCGGGTTGCCTGTGTAGTAATTAGTCAAAAGATTGAGAGTGCCACCAAGGTCATTGAGCGATGCAGCATTGAGAGCGTTACCGTTGACAAATACGGTTCCTCCTGTGCCTGGTGCTGGAAAACCAACTGCCATTTTCTACTCCTTAGAATGTTCCTGGTGACAAATCAAGAGAAATTCGCCATGAATTTGGTGTGATGTCCATGTTCCATGACTCGATGAGGCAAGTGTAGGACAAGACTCGCCCATCAACTGTCGTTCTTGCAATTGTTGCCTTATCGCCCAAATCGGTTTGAAGAATGCTTGTCCATAGTGAACCCATTCCAAGCGCATCGAATCCAATCTTGTCAACACGAGTGGAAGGATAAGCAGTGCGGTTGGCGTAATACCCAGCCATTGTCAATGCAGCTGCATTGTCTAACAATGGAGCAGCGACATTGCGAGTGTATGTGCCAAATCGCCCTTGCGAATAGGCAACATCGGAAGTCTGTGTCACGCCATCTGCCTGAGTCAATACGCATTGATTGATGAGGAAGTACGCGCCAGGGGTTGTGTGGATTTCATCGTATTCAATAGTCCCAGCAGCGCGAGTATCAGAGAGAGTGAATCGGTTGGTTGTTGTCTGGAGATTCTCATAAGGAATCAAGATGACATTGCCTTCGCGATCAACATGGAATCTTCCAAACTCGCATCGTGCAGCTTCTTCGCAAAGCGAAAGCGCCGTTGCTCCGAATGTTGTTGGTTGCATGGTGCGAGTGCCAGTCAATGTGCGAGATGCAGTTGGGAATGCAACATTGTCCAAAATTCGACCAATGCGAGTTGCAGTTGTATCGCCTGAGTATTGGCTATCAATAGCGGCCAATTGACGAGCGCCAAGGATGGCAAGGGAATCAGTGCAGACAATGTGAACAATTGGATCAAGAGAGTTGTCAACATCGATGTGCTCAATGAATCCAAGATATTGAACATAGGTTGTCGCCGAATAAGTAGCTGAGACTCGAACTGCCATGCCACGCATGATTGTCGAATACCCATTCCACTGATAAGTCGAGGAAGTGTTGTCAGGGTCAAAATTGCCCGAACGATTGTCAAGAACAAGGCTCAACTGTCCTGGTTGATTATTCTGATCCTCACGAGTACGACCGCGCCGAGTAGAAATTGAGCGAACCAAAGTTGAGGCAACTGTCTGCCAGTTGGTTCCACTTGTTACTCCCATGACATCGGCTCCATTGAGCAGGGAAATTCCAAGTGTGAAATATGCTCGCCAGCCATAGTCAAATTCAACTGTTATGGTCGGCGCATTTGTACCGTCAAGAAGTGCCATTGATTAGACTCCCAAAATTGCAGGGTCGAGTCCTCTTCGGCGCATCAGTTGAGCAATGTTGTCTCGAACTGTGATTGCCAAATCCTTTTCCTGAATAACTGAGCCAGCGACATTGATAACGATTGAGCCACCGCCCATGCCTCCCATTTTGCTCAACGGAACAATGGCTTCTGGCCCGGCTTCACCAATCATCGCCAAAGTTGGTGATGTGACGATGCCGCCTTCGGCAAGCAATGGAATGGTGGGAATGTTGAATCCAATTGAGCCTCCACCAAGAAATGAAGGCAGGTTGACATGAATTGCATCAATTGCTTTGATTGCTTTGTTGACAAGAGAGATCAGACCATTGATTTCGGTCTTGATCAAGCCAATGAATCCTTTGATGCCGTTGCCAATTACTTTCACAACTCCATCAATAAAGTTCGAGGCTGCTGATGTTGCATCTTTGATGCCATCCCAGATTGAAGACCAAGTCTTTCCAAGCCATGCAAGAGCTATTCCCATTGGAGCAGTTGCAGAAAATAATCCAGCAACCCAATCAGCCTTTTCCTTGATCCAAGTCCAAGCAATATTGATGACTTCCTTGACTCCATCCCAAGTTTCTTTCCAATGGGTGGCAAGATAGACAATTGCAGCGACAACCAATCCAATGGCAAGAACCATTCCACCAGTTGCAAGATTGGCAGCAATTCCAGCCGCAACTGTTTCAGCAGCTGATGCCGTAGCAGCAGCACCAGTGGCAACCCAGCCAACAATCATCTTTGCAAAGTTGATGGTTGATTCAATAGCCGCTTGAGCAAGGGATACAAGATAAGCGCCAATTGCAGCGACAAGAACTGTTCCAATCACAATTCCAACTGCCTCTGCAATTGCTTTGTGCTGGGTGAACCAATCGACAACGCCCTTGATTGCTTCCATCAATTTCTCGAGGATGGGAATCAAAGCCATGCCGATATTCTTGACAACATCTTCAGAAGTAGCCTTGAGCGCTTGCATCTTGCCAGAGAATGTCTCAGCTTGAGTAGCAGCCTGACCACCAATAGCAGAAGCCAAGCCCTTCATGATTTCAGTTCCAGCAGAAGATTGATCATTGACCTTCTGTTGAGCAGATTCTACTTTGGCAAGGAGTGTTTCATAGGCTGCATGAGATTTGCTCGAAGTATCGGTTGCATCAGAGTGAGCCTTGAGATAAGCAGAAGCGGCATCAGTAGCCTTGGAGAGAGCATCATGAGCTGCTGCTAATTTAGAAGCACTTGTTGCCGCGATAGGAAGATCGATTCCGAGTTGCTTGAGAGCGCGAAGATTTCCTTCTTGAGCGCGAGCAACTGCCGTTGCTGCATCAGCGAGATCTATGTGTTTATATTTTGCCAAGTCAGCGGCAAGGGAAAGATCGGCAAGAGCCTTGTTCGGATCTTTGAGTGCAGTCGTAAGATTTCCAAGAGCTTCTTGAGTTTGAGCGTTGGTGTAGCCATAGCCTTCCATCGCCTTTTGAGCTTTGTCGATTGGTTCCTTGAAATTCTCGAAAGTAAAACCTGCATTCTTGATTGCAGTTTCCAACTTTGCATGAGAGACCTCGAACTTGTCAGCCATCTCAACACCAAGAACACCAACACCAACTGCGGCAGCGCCAAGACCAAAGAGAGCAGCCTTGCCAAAGCCAGCAAGTTTGTCGAATGAAGACATTCCTTGCGCTTCAACCGAACTCATTTCGGTGCGAGCTTCACCCATTGCAGCAGTGAATTCTGAGACATTGGCTTTCAGTTCAACGAAGACTGGTGGAAGCATTGACATCAGTAGAGTCCTCCAGTTCGGGCAATGGCTGCATCCCAGCCCTTTTCATAATTTGCAAGCATTGTTGGTTCAACTGCTTCAACTGCTGGTCTAAAGTAAGGAAACTTGGCTTCCAAAGGTCGCTTCTTGACATTGTTAGGGGAAGCGCCAATTCCAACGCCACCGACCCAAGTATTGCCAACCAATTTCGGCTTGACTGATCCTACTCCAGCATAGAGAACGCCAGTCATCTTTCCGGGTGCGCCAGATCGTGGGGAATTGTGTTGTCCAGTAGTGCCGGGGACTTGATAGTTCTTGCCAGTGATCCTGTTGGCTCCCTTTTGAGTCCAGCGAGGAGCGCCGCGAAGGTTCTTGCGAACTGCGGTCTTCAACTTGTTCTGATTGACTCGAAGAGCTGCAATTGTTGCCTTGTTGACATTGGCTTCAATTTCTGTCGTGACTGCCTTGAACTCTTTGACACCATGAAAGATTGCAGTGACTATTGATGCCATCATGCTCCTCCATTTGCCATCTTATTTCGAGAAACATTGACTGTCTCATCAATTGCAAGAAGCCAGTCTAGCGTGGCTCCCGACTCCTCTTCGAGCTGAGAAGGAGTGCAGTGAAGCATTGTGCAAAGTCGGTATATCTTCCATTCATCTGGAAGTGGTTCGCGAATTACTCCACCCTCAAGCGCTCTCGCTATTCGCCGGAGGGCGGCGTGGGGGAATCTGGGTTGTTACTCAATCCAAAGTTGGGAACCATAGTTGTGACATTCTGAGCAGCAATCTTTTGTAGCAACTCATAATCTTCTTGAGTGAGATCGCCAAGTGAATCAACGCTGATTGGAAGATCCAATGACCATGATTCCACGCGAGCAACAATGAGCAAGTCATTGAGTTCATAGAATTGATCAATCACTGTTGAATCCATATTTGCTGCAACTGCTGATGGATCAATTGTGTCACCAGTCTTGGCATTGGCGATGGCTTCCTGCTTTGCTTCGAGCGCTGCCTTTGCTTGTCCTCGACCGACTGCCATGAGCATCTTCTCAACTGGTCGGCGGAGTTTGACTGTAACTGCGGCTGGATCCCGAAGGATTGCCCAGCCGCCGTTGCCTAGTTCGATTTTTGTTGACATTGTTTCCCCTGTTTCTTAGATTAGAGAGCTGCGTCTGCGGTCTGATAAACGATTGTCAATGGTTGGTTCGTGCCGTCATCGTATGCCTCGAAGGTCATTGCGAGATCGATAACTCCGGGACCGGGAACATTTGGAGTATCAGCATTGAACTTTGCGGCAGGAATTGTGATGGTCAACTTCTCTGCTTGTCCATTAGCGATTGTTGCGCCAGTGAATGTGAGAACCAACGCGGTTGTTGTATCTGCAAGGTAAGCAGCAAGGAGTGTTGTATCTGTGAATTCAGCAGTCATCTTTCCAGAAATCTTGCGGAATCCGTTGATGACCTGCTCTGCCTTGATGCCAGAAGCTCCGAGGTTGTAACGATCACCCTTGAGAGTGTTCGCAACAGTGAAGGTGAAGTCCTTGATGTTGGCAACTGATGAGCCAGCAACAGTGATCGATCCTTGAGCGAAGTGGAAGAGATTTCCAGTTGTTGAATAAGAAGCGGTCGCAAGTGAAGTTGAAGTTGTAAGTGATGCAGCATCAATCATGAACTTGCCATTGGCGATGCCACCTGTTGCAACTGACAACTCGAAGCTTTGAATTTTTGCGCCACCGATTGTCTTTGGAGTAACTGTTCCGCCGTATTGTGGAACGCCAACCTGAGCAGAGAAGGAGCGACCATAGACATCGCCAAGGGTGAATGAATAAGAATATACACCAGTTGTCACTGTTGTTGGTGATGGAGAAGTTCCCATAGCCTGAGCAAGAAGCAAGCCAAGTCCACGAGTTGGAAGATCAAGAACAATGTCACCAGTGACATCTGTTGTGGTTACAACTCGGCGCTGAGAGCGTGGAAGTTGTCCACCAGCACGAAGACCCATGCCGACTGCAACCTTCTTGTTGTAGGAAAGATTCTCTGATGTGAACTCATAGAAGCGAGTCACTGTCACTGCATTGTTGAAAGTTGTTTCGGCTGCAATCCCTAGTTGCGAACCAATACCTGAGCCGATTGCCATTGTTTATCTCCTAGTTACTGGCAGCAGGGATTGAGTCTGCTGGTGAGGTTGTTGGGGTTGAATCTACTGGAGCAGCAGTAGGAGCAGCCTTCGAGGATGCCCAGTTTCCTGTCTGTTCCAAGAGAGATGCTGCTGCCTCATCTGAGACATCAACGCTCTCGCCAGCCTTCACAATGAGATTGTTGAGGGCTGGAATGATGAGATCGCCAAGAGGCGAGATGTTGGTGATTGTTGCCATGATTTGCTCCCTAGATTCTGCTCTGATAGGTAATTGTAAAGAGTATCCCGACACCAACTCCATTGACTGTCTGGCGGTAGCGGATCTCGCCTTGTTCCATTGCTGAGAACTGAACAAGACCATTGAAGGAAACATCTGCGCGAATTACTGACTCAACGCTTCCAAGAAGTGCGAAGGCTTGAGTTCTGCGAGCTGCGATGTCCACTGTTCCATTGGCTGACCAAAGGAAGCAACTGAGCGAGCCATGCTCGAACTTGCTGATCGCTCCGAGTGGGCGATATTCCTGACGAATCGAGGAAGCGGCAACTTCATCGCCTTCAAGGTTTCCATCGTGACCAACTGCGATTGCATCGCCGGGGTAAGACATATCAATCTCGATGCCATCAAAGATGCGAACGCCTGAAAGAGAACTTGCTCCCTTGAGAGCGCTGATGACTGCATTGGTGAAGGCTGGCATTGTTGATGTTGCCATGAACTACGCCAATCCGGGGAATGAAGTTGGATCGAGTAGTTCCATTGCTCTGCGTGGCAGGGAGTAGGTAGGGGTTGAGTAAAGCTCATCGCCAGAGTTGGTGCGACTCATGACATTGATTGCGCCACGCTGAGTCTGCCAAAGATGACGAATGATTTCCAAGACACCTTGCTTGGCGCTCATTGGAGGATTGACATATCCTGCGACATAAGTGATTTTGATGTTGTTGAAACCGCCTGTCCAGTATCCATAAGAATTTGTCGCGTACAAAGTGCCTGAGCCGATGCGATAGAGGCGTTGTCCTGTGTAGTCCAAACTGTAAGCATTGGATGACACCAAATCGCCGTTTTCATAGACTGAGGATATGGAAATGGCTTTGGGATTGCGAATGCGAATGAATTCAGTTCCGCCATCATAGAGTTCATCAGTAAATGTTCTACGGCCTAGAACCTGTCCAACATAACCTTCAGCAAGGTCGGAAGCGGCGTCGATGAAGCGTCGCAGTTCTTCGTCATCGGAGATGACGGTGGTGGGGATGTTCAGATGTTCTTTGACTTCACTCAGGGAAAGGATGCCGGTGTCGGCAATATCTCGAACGGTGAATTCATCGACATAGGAAGAAGCATTAGTGCCTGTCGCACTCCATTTGACGACATAGCGACCGACAAGTGCTGGGGTGTAGTCGCAGTTGTAGTAGCCCGTTGTCGGGTTGGTGACGGTGCCTTGTGAGGAAGTGCCATCAGGCTTGTAGACGGTGACGACAACGGCGGTGGCGTTAGCCAAAGCGCCGGCGCTGTCATATATCTGAATTCCAAGTGGAACGATGTCGCCGAGGTCTACAACGCTGCTCATGTGCGATCTCTTTTCGTCATAGTGACTTCGGTGCGTGGACGGTTCTTCATCATGACTCCGGTGCGAACTTGTGGCGTGGCACTTCCGCGATTGGCGGTGCCGTCATAGCGAAGGTTGAGTTGATAGGGCGCGGTCACGCGATACGGTGTTTGTGCCATGGCGAAATATACCTTTCGGCGAAGTGTGTGGTGGTGTCTAGCTAGTGAAATACGGCTTACAAGTTGTCCATCGCAGTCAGCGTGATGTCGCCGTTCTGATCGAGAGTGCCATCAGGCAAACTCCCGTCATCCCACGCCAGCAATCCCGACTCCAACAGGACAGGGTTACCGAGGGCGATACCGTTGACTTCTTTGCCTTGCCAATTAGTCGTGCTTGTCAGGGTTCCCATATCACGCCCACTTTCCGTTGAAATATGTTGAGAGGGTGGAGATTTCGGATGCCGATAGAGCGCGACGGAAGATGGCGACTGCCATAACCTCAAAGTCGTTGAAGNTTGCGTTTGGGTCCTCAAGTTTTCCGACCAGCAGGCGGTAACTGTTGCCGATAATGGATTGCGTTGGGTCGTTGGTATTGGCCGCCGTACCCACACCGTTGAGGAAGTTCTGTATCGTTTTCA